CATCCTCATACTGTTGATGGTGTTAAGTTATATATGCCTTGTGCAGACCATTCTTCTGCTACTATGAAAGAAGAATTGTATACTAAAACAGGTAGAAAAAAACGCAAGAAAAAATACAAGATGCTAGAATACGTTGCTTATGCTAAGAAAAAAGCTATGCTAAAGTATTCTTGGGATGATTGTATGCGAGACCAAATTAAACAATACGGCAATAAAGAAACTGCTGCTAAGGTCTGTGCAGCCATCAAAAATAGGACAGTAAAGTACTAAAGAAATAAACAATTTAAACACCTTTATATTTATTAATGTTATGGGAACAATAGAAAAAATCTTAAATATCTTAAAAATGAAAAATGAACCAAAATCTTATAGCGTAAAATTCTACGCTGAAATGAAATTAGACGATGG